AAACTGGTGTTGTCAAAAGATAGAAGAAGGAATACCAGTAGCTTATTTGGTTGGAATCTTGTTCTTTAATGCACAGTTTTTTCTAACATCAGAGATTGTTGAAGAAGAATAGAGAGTATTGCGATGGCTATTTCTAGTTCTAGATTTATTGAAGACAATAATGTATCAGATATAAATGCCTTTGCTAATTACATTTTAAGCAATTCTGGTGTTCCTGTTGGACAAAATTATACTCAAGAAAACATTAATACTATTGCCGGATTGATAGGTAGTGGTGCTGTAACTATTCCTCAAGTTTCACAATTCTATGGAATTCCTGAAGAAACAATTGCATCAATTTATGAATCTTACGCACCAGTTGAAAACATTACTGACAATGTATTGAAGTTTACACCAGATACTGTTGTAGAAAGCACAGTACAACCTAGCCTTGATGCAAGTTCAGCAGCTTTATCTATAGCTCCTGCTGTAATAAACCAAGCGGCTTCTTCATTGATTTCTCCAGAGAATGTTGTAGGCGTTATTAATCCAGCCAAGTTCTTTTTTGATTTTGTAAAAGACTTTAAGTTATTTCATAGCAAAAAAGATTATCCAAAGTTTGATGAGCTTCCTCCAGAGCAACAGGCACAAATAATCTATAACGATTTCTTGTCCAAAGTAGGGCAAAGTGGAGCAGGTGTAGAAGATACAGAAGGTGCTGCTGCGTTTAATCCTGAAATGGCTCAGGCTGTTTATGACGCAATTAAAAACATGAGCCTGGCTGATACGCAAGCAATGCTCACAGATATTATAAATACTCAGGCTCCAGATACCATTAAGACTGATGGTAATGGAGATATGCAAGCACAGTTTGAAGATTTGATTGCCAGAGCTAGAAATCTTGGCTTAGATGATTGGGCAGACAAGATTATTAAAGAATCAGGCGGCTATTGGGATTCAGAAATGGGGCCGCTTCCTGAGCTTCCTTCTGTCACTGCTGCCGATACTACTGCTGCTCAACAAGCAATAGAGATTACAGGCGCTGCTCCCTCTACTACGGCTTCTACTAGTCCTACAGACGTTCAGCAAGAGGCTTCAAGTTATTCATGGATATATGAAGATGGAAAGTTTGTCTATGCTCCCTATGATGCAGCAGGGAAGAGATTGCCTGGTGGTGAAAGTATAAATGTATCTGACGTTGCTGGAACTGAAGGGAAGACTTTTGAAGAAGGTCAGAACATTGGTCTTTATACAGACGTTAATACTGGCAAGTTTGTGTTAGAACAAGTAGGAACTACTGATACTGGCGGCACAGGAATAGTTCCACAAATCACTATAGTAGGCCCAGCAGGAGAAATAGGCCCAATGGGGCCAATGGGGCCAACAGGAGCCACTGGTGCTACGGGTGCTACAGGAGCCACTGGCCCACAAGGCGAACAAGGTATACAGGGTATACAGGGCGAAACCGGAGCTACAGGCCCAATCGGGCCACAAGGAATACAAGGTGAGACAGGAGCAACCGGAGCTACAGGAGCAACCGGAGCTACTGGCGCTCAAGGCCCACAGGGTGAGCAAGGCATACAAGGTGAGCCTGGCAAGAGCGGATTACTAATGTCTTTTATTCAGTCAACTCCGATTACAAACAGTATTTTGTATGAGCCAATGAAGTTTGATTTATCCAAGATTGATGCAGGTCTGTTTCAGAGGATTCTTAACGTATGACATATTTAAATCTTATTAATAATGTCCTCCGCAGACTACGAGAGGATGAAGTAAGCACTGTTAATGAAACAACGTATTCCACGTTGATTGGCGATTTGGTTAATGACGCAAAGAAGATTGTTGAAAATTCTTTTGATTGGACTGCTCTTCGAGACACTATTACGGTTGCTACATCAAACGGAACCAGTGAGTATTCCATTACTGGCAGTGGTGATTTAGCTGTAATCAAAGACGTAATCAATACCACTTCAAAGAAGTTTATATATCAAAGAAGCAAGTCTTACTTTAATAACGTCTATTACAATCAAGCTACATTGTCTGGTTCTCCAGACTATTACACTTTCATTGGTACTGATGCAAGCGGTGACCTGAAGGTTAAACTGTATCCCCAACCGGATGCTGTGTATTCCTTACGGTTTGACGTTGTAGTCCCACAGGCAGACCTGTCTGGTGATGCTGATGTTTTGTCAGTACCGACTAATCCTGTCCTTCAGTTGGCCTATGCAATGGCTTTGAGGGAGCGAGGTGAGACTGGTGGTCAGAGTGCTGTAGAACAGTTTGCCGTGGCATCTACTGCTTTGTCAGATGCTATTGCTTTTGATGCTAACCGTTATCCGACAGAAATGACCTTTGTGGTGGTGTAATGGCCCAACAAATCCAACAAATAACAATTACTGCACCAGGCTTTGCTGGGGTTAATACTCAGGATGCGCCTTTGTCTCAGGAGCCTAGCTTTGCTTCTGTAGCAGATAACTGTGTTATCGACAAAGAAGGTCGTATTGCAGCAAGGAAAGGCTATACCGTTATTACAACGGATGCTACTCCACTTGGTTCATCTATAGGGATTACTGCTATTAAGCAGTTCCGTGATGATGCAGGTAATACAAAGATATTCTCTACTGGGAACAGTAAGATATTCTCAGGAACAACTACATTAACTGATGAGACTCCTGGCTCTTATACAGTTTCTGCTAATAATTGGAAGATTGTTAATTTCAATGGAAAAGCATACTTTTTTCAAATCTCACAGGAGCCTTTGGTTTATTCAAATGCTGCGGCTGCTGTACAAAAGATGTCTTCTCACGCTGGTGCTACTGGTACTCCGCCTCAAGGCAATGAAGTCTTGGCAGCGTTTGGTCGTCTATGGGTGGCTGATTTTGCTGCTGACAAGTCTACTATCTACTGGTCTGATCTTCTTGATGGGACAGCGTGGACAGGGGGTACTTCTGGCTCTATAGATATTTCTAAGGTCTGGCCTAATGGCTATGACGAGATTGTTGCTCTGGCTGCACATAACGGATTCTTAATCATCTTTGGTAAAGATTCTATCCTTGTGTACGGTGGAGCAGATTCTCCAGCCACTATGGAACTGACGGATACTATTTCCAACATTGGTTGTGTTAATAGAGATTGTGTTGTATCAACTGGTAAAGACCTGATCTTCCTTGATAGGTCTGGTGTCAGAAGTCTGGCAAGAACCATTCAGGAGAAATCTTCACCCATTGGTGATATTTCAAGGAACGTCAATAACGACATTAAGACTGCTATCCTTAACGAGAGTAGTGATATTCGGATGTTTTATTCTCCTCAAGAGGCGTTTATTCTTCTGATATTCCGATCACAGTTCTTTGTGTACGTCTTTGATACAAGAACCCCGTTACAGGATGGGTCATATCGCGTAACCACATGGTCTTCCATGAACCCTGTATGCTTTGAAAACCTGGTTGACGATACTATTTATCTGGGTGTTGCAGAGGGAATAGCACAATATACGTCATACACTGACGGTACAGACCCTTATGTTTTGTCTTACTTTAGCCATCCTTTGTCCTTTGGCAATCCATCGACATTAAAGTTTCTAAAGAAGATAAACCTGACCACGTTTGATGGAGCCGAATCCACTGTTACATTGAATTGGGCCTATGACTATAAGACTGGATTTTCAAAACAGGCTTATGTTCTTCCTGCTTCAAACATAGCGCAGTACAACATATCTGAGTTTAATACTGACGCAGAGTATTCTTCTTATATCTCTTTGGTGAATAGAAAGAAGATCAATACCACTGGATCAGGGACTATAGTTTCAATAGGTGTAGAGAATACAATTAACGGTAATTCTATTGCTTTACAGGAGATTAACATTCATGCCTTGCTTGGGCGCATGGTGTAGGAGATAACAATGCCAACTTTAGAAGAAATAAACAAATTACTTGGTGGAGTCTTTGGTTCCAAACTAGGTGGATTGCTTGGAGGAATAGGGCAATATGCTCTAGGTCAATCAGGCCAACAAGACGTTGCCGAGGCCCAGAAACAGGCTATGCAAGCCTTAACTGGTCAGACCACTTTCCCGCAAATGGAAGGTGGATTGCTTGGTCAGGCTCTTGCACAGACCCAGTTTAAACCCTTTACGGTCACTTCTGGGACTGGTGGAACGGCTCAGGTAGGGCCGACTGGCGGTCTTACATTAGGGCTATCTGCACAGGAACAAGCAGCCCAACAGGGGCTTCTGGGCATGATACCTACCCTTCTGGGACAGGTTGGCAGACAAGATGATGTTGGCCTCATTAATATGCTTACGCAGTCTCCTGAGCAGCGACAGGCCCGTGAACAGCAAATCTTTAGTCGTCTCCAGGCTGCACAGTTACCTGAGCAGGAACGTGCCAGATTGGGCCTTGAGGAGCGTCTAGCGTCACAAGGCAGACTGGGTGTTCGTACCTCAATGTTTGGGGGAACTCCTGAGCAACTGGCTCTGGAAAAGGCTATTCAAGAGCAACAGGCACAGACCTCAGTAAGTGCTATGGAGCAAGCAAGGGCAGAACAAGCTCTACAGTCTCAGCAGACTCTGGCTGGTCTACAGCAGATGTTGGGTGAGCAGCAGCTTCTTACTCAAACAATTCCAAGTTTCCTCCAAGCAGCGTATGTTCCTCAAGCTGGATTGTTGTCAGCATTGGCTCCTTCTACCGATCTATCAAGGGTATTGGCATCCCTTCAAGCTGGTGGTGCAGAGCTGTACTCTGGTCTTGGTCAGACTGCTATCGAGTCTCAGTTGGGCTTTGAAAACCTTAGAAACGCCCTGAGACAACAACAATATGCAGGTTTGTTTGACTTGTTGAAGGGAAAACAACAGACAGGACAGTCAGGAACTTCATCTGAACTTATTCCATTTGGAAATACCGGAGTGATGATTAATCCGACTACTGGTGAAGTTACTTACAACCCCAATTAATTGAGTAATAAACAATGGCTATCAATATCCAATCTTTGTTTCAAGACATCATTGAGACTCCTGCTCAACGGCAGCAGCGTATGCTTCAAGAGGGCATACTGAAGGGCCGTGAATTAACCGCTGGCCTTACTGGTCTAGCCAGGACTCAAGCTCCTTTGGTTTCTGCCTTGATGATGAATATGCCTCAACAACAAGAAGCATTGCGCCGTGGTGTTGGTGGTATGCTTGGCCTTGATGTAAGGTCTGAGTCTGAGAAGGTACAGGACGCATTGAAGAATGTTGATCCGAATAATCCTCAGAGCTTGTTGCAAGCTGCTCAGATGATTCAAGGTCTTGGTCTTGGCTCTCAAGCAGCACAGATGCGTCAAATGGCTGCTGATGTCACAAGACAAAAAGAAGCTGATCTTTTGGCAAGACAACAA